CTTCCTATACCAAGGAGTTCAAAGATGCAGATTTCATCGTTCACATCATCTCAACGAGTGTCGATTCCTATAAGGCAAATCCCTTGTACAAGCAGGATGAGGACTTTATCAAAACAATTTCGGGTAAGGCCTCAAAATCAGTGGGCTTACGAAGTGAGATTCAAGACGAGATTTACAGGCGTGAAGGAATTACTCAAGAGGCTGAGAACGACCGTATTGTCCTTTGGGAAATGTACACCCCATCCGAGGATGGATGGAAGGTCGAAACTTATAGCCCGCTTGTTTTAACCGAAGATGTCCGCAAACCTTTCACATTACCCTATCGTCACGGTGAACCACCTTTCGTAGATTTCCCTTATGAAGTTACTGGTGGCGGTTGGTACAGTCCACGAGGTGTGGCCGAGATCCTCCTCCCGAATGAGAACCTCCTCAATAAATTAAAAAATAGTCTCTCTGACTATGTGGAGCTTGCCAACCGCCCAGTTTTTGAAGCACAGAATCCCATCTCGCTAAACACATCGAACTTGAAGATGCAGCCTGGGCAGATCCTGCCACAAGGTTTGAAGCCAGTTCAGTTTAGCCAACCTCCATTTGACTTCCAGAAACTGATGCTTGAAGAGCGTCTGCTTTCCGAACAGCGGATGGGCAATCCAGACTTTGGTGCTGGGTCGCAGTTCCAGGTGTCGGATCGCAAGACTGCCACCGAGATTCAAGCGTTGCAGTCGCAGGCAGCAGCTTCTGGCGATTTACGCAATCGCATGTTCCGAATGGGTCTAGCCCATCTCTTCAAACAGTGCTGGTCACTTTACACGCAGTACAACAAGAAAGACTTGATGTATCGCTATGCGGAAGAGACAGGCTCGATGCCACCCGAAGGTATCCACGATGAGTATTCAATTGAGCCAAAGGGTGGATTGGATTTCATCAATCGTCAGTTCGCGTTGCAGAAATCTGTATCGCGTATGCAGATGTTCCAAAATAATCCTTTCATCAACCAAGGCGAATTGGTAAAGTCAGTGCTTGAACAAGACGATCCCTCGCTGGTCCGCAGACTCTTCCAAGATCCAAACGCAGCCTCTGGCGATCAAGCTGAAGATCAAGCGACTGAAATCGCGACTATGCTTGCAACTGGATTCCCAGTCGCAATCAAGCCTAGCGATGATCACAAAGCGCATATATCCGTTCTCTTCGCGTTTAACCAAGCGGCTCAACAGCGACAACAGCAGGTCGATCAGAGCGCAATGCAAGTTCTAATGGCGCACTTACAACAGCACTTGCAGGCGTTGGAACAGATCGACCCCAACACATCCCGCGCTATCCAGAAACAGCTTCGTGATGCAGGTAAGGCTCAGATGCAACAGCAGGGGCAACAATTGCCTCCAGAAGCAATGCAAGGCCAAGCACCAGCACCGATGGCAGGTTGAAAGTACCAGTAATGCGCGATGCCTTCCAAGCGGAAGGCTTGGCAAAGCTGTGTGAGTGGGCGAACGAACAGGGTGCAACTGGTAGGGCGGTTGAGATTGGTTCTTATAGTGGCGAGGGAACAGTAGTCATAGCAAAGTATTTTAAGGATGTTCTTGCCGTAGATCCTTGGCTGAACGGGTACGACATTAACGATAGGGCGAGTCAGCAATGCCCAATGAAGTTTGTCTTTGATGCGTTCCAAGAGCGCGTATCCCCATTTAAGAATGTTTTATATAGCAGAGGCAAAAGCTTGGATGCGCTCCAATTCTTCAAGGATGGCGAGCTAGACCTAGTTTATATTGACGGAGATCACCGCTACGAAGGCGTGCTGGCAGACCTAAAGGGTTGGCGCAAGAAGCTTAAAGAAGGCGGGATTATGGCTGGTCACGATTGGAGTTGGAAGTCAGTCAAGATGGCCTTACTTGAAGAAATAGGACAAAAGGACTATACACTATTTCAAGGCGATTCTTGGGCAATAAAGCTATGAGAAAACTAAAAGCAGCATTGGCGTTCATTCGCGACCAAGAATGGGTCAACGAACCGCAATGGGAGGATGAGGATGAGAAGGCGTGGACGGGATTCTTGTCAACTCCAACAGGACAGAAGCTAAGTCTTATTTTGCTCAACCTAACCCTGCGTCAGAATGGCTCTGCTGTGATGAAGAAATCAGAGGCACTTGCAGACGCTTGTGGTTATGCTAAAGGATTTCGTGGGTGTGTTGCGACCTTAGAATCGCTCGCATCCCAAAAACTTAACTCCGCCATCCCAGGCTATGGGGATGGATCGGATGAACCAGTAGCCGACTAACCTTTAGGTAGAATGACTCCCTACCGACAAGTGTAAGAAAGGGTCAAATGGCAGATTCAAATAACCTGACTGAAGCGGATGTATTGGCGATGGCGCAAGCGGCTGACGAAGGACGGGATTTTAATCCTACTCCCAAGGAAGACGAAAAAGCCAAAGTAGAAACGGAAGCTACAGAAAAGGTCAGCGGAGATAACGAGCAGACACCCGCGCCTGCTGAAGAAGCCGAAAAAACAAAACTAGAAGCATCGGATGATGTTTCGTCTGCCAAGGAGAAATCCGAGGAAGATAAAAGTTCTTTAACAACGCAATCTTCAGAAGACAAGTCGGAGTCGGCTTCCGAAAAGAAGCCTACCCGTTACGAGAAGGCTAAGTCACGACTTGAGAAGGAGTGGGAAGATGTCCGAGCCGAGAAAGCCAGAATCAAAGCAGAACGCGAACAGATCGAGGCTGAAAGGGCAAGGAAGACTCCAGAAGCTCCTCAAGGCGAGACAAAGACGGCAAGTCGCAAGTTTAGCGCGGAAGATTACAGGGAAGCGGCAAAGAGCTACCGTGATGAAGGCCGTGACGATCTTGCGAAACTCGCTGAAAACAAAGCCAGCGAGATTGAGGTTGAGGACAAGAAAGAGTTCCAGCAGAAAACCCAAGCAGAGCTAAAGTCTGCGTGGGACAAGAATCTGATGGAAGAGGTTGACGCAAACCCAGAACTCAAAGATTCAACTACTCCTCTGTACAAAGCCGTAACGGAAATGTTGCAAAACCACGCTATCCTGCGTAATTACCCAGCGGGTATCAAGGATGCGGTTGGAATTGCAAAGGTTAAGCTTAAAGCGGAGTCCGCCTCCGATTTGTCGAAAAAGGTTGCAGAGTATGAGAAAGAACTTTCTCAACTCAGAAAAGCGACTACTCCAGCGTCAGGTCAACCCAAAGGTCCTGCCAAGACTAAAGCTTTTCACGAACTCTCGCTCGATGAGCAAGAACGTGAATTGATGAAAATGGCAAGCGAAGTTGACAGAGGTTGAGTAGTCATAACAAACAAGGATACTTAATTATATGGTAACTACTGGTTCAGTCAGCGCACAGTTCCAGACGTACTTCTCGAAGGCGTTATTGGAACGTGCAATCCCATTGCTCCAAATGGAGCAATTCGCAATGAAAGCCCCCTACCCGACCAAAACTGGCGGAAACAAAACCATTAGGTTTTTCCGCTTTGGCGACCCTAGCATCACTGCTATCTCCGCCTTGTCGGAAGGAACAACCCCATCCTCTGGTGACGAGCGTGATCTCACGTTGTCCTCAGTGGAAGCCACGCTTGTACAGTACGGAAGCAAGATCATCCTAACGGATGTTGTTCTCGCAACCGAATTGTTCTCGCACTTGGCGCAGGCCACCAAACAACTCGGCGAAGATGCCGCCCTCCACGCTGACACACTCTGTCACCGCGCGTTGGTGCAGGATTCCTCGACCAGCACTGGTACTGGTGTAGCAGTCAAGTCCTACGCTCGTTATGCTCAAAACACAACGAACGGCACGACCTGGGCTACCTCGTCAGTTGCTAACAGCGCAATGACCGCCACCGACTTGCTCGATGGTGCGACTTCGTTGTTCATCGCCCGCGCTCCTAAGATCAAGGACGGCTACGCGCTTGTCGCGCATCCCGCCGTTATCCGCGATCTACAGCAGGACGATGATTGGTTGAAGGTGTCGAGCTACTCGGCTCCCGACCAAATCTTCAAAGGTGAGACTGGTAAATTGTTTGGCGTGTCGGTCATCTCTTCGACCAACGTGCAGAC